ACAATGCCGAAGCCGCCCTCAACGACATGAACCGTGAGTTGGACGAAAACGAAAAAGCTATCAAGGAGGGCGGCAAGGCTGCAGAGGAATCCGGCAGTAAGTTTGAAGGCTTCGGCAAGGTTCTCAAAACCGTAGGTGTGGCGCTCGGTGCTGTAGCTGTCGCCGCAGGTGCCGCCGCCGTGAAGCTCGGCAAAGAGGTCATCGCTGCCTATGCAGACTATGAGCAGTTGGTCGGCGGTGTTGACACCCTGTTCAAGGACTCCTCGCAGGAGATCCAGCGGTACGCCGCCAACGCATACAAAACGGCCGGTCTTTCCGCCAACGAGTACATGGAAACGGTGACGGGCTTCTCCGCAAGCCTCATCCAGTCCCTCGGCGGCGATACCGAGAAGGCCGCCAAATATGCGGATATGGCAATTACGGATATGTCCGATAACGCCAACAAGATGGGCACGGATATGTCCTCCATTCAGAATGCCTACCAGGGTTTTGCCAAGCAGAACTACACGATGCTCGACAACCTCAAGCTGGGCTACGGCGGCACGAAGCAGGAAATGGAGCGACTGCTTGCCGATGCGGAGAAAATATCCGGTGTCAAGTACGACATCTCCTCTTATGCGGATGTGGTGGAAGCCATTCATGTCATGCAGGAGAGCATGGACATTGCGGGCACAACTGCCAAGGAAGCCGAAGCTACCATTTCCGGCTCTGTCAATGCACTGAAATCCGCCGTGTCGAACCTCATTGTAGGCTTTGGTGATGCGGACGCTGATATGGAGCTGCTGTGCAACAACATGGTGGATGCCTTCAAGACTGTGGTGGCAAACATCACCCCGGTCATCGAGAACATCGTGGCGGCTCTGCCCACGGCGCTGGACGCTCTGTTGACGGCTGTGGGTGAACTGCTGCCCACACTGCTGGAAGCGGTCACCGAACTGTTCTCGCAGGTGCTGGAAACGCTGCTTTCTTTGCTTCCGCAGCTTATCCCGGCGGCGGTGTCCGCGCTCATGACCATCGTGAATACGCTGATTGAGAATCTGCCGCTGCTCATCGAGGCGGCGGTTCAGCTGGTGTCCACACTGGTGACCGGCATTGCGGATGCGCTGCCCACGCTCATTCCGGCAGCGGTGCAGGCTATCGTCACCATCGTGCAAGGACTGGTGGACAGCCTGCCGATGCTCCTTGACGCAGCCTTACAACTTATCACGGGACTGGCGCAAGGACTTCTGGACGCAATCCCCGTGTTGATCGCAGCACTGCCGGAGATCATCAACGGCATCATTACCTTTTTACTGGATTCGATTCCGCAGATCATTGAAACAGGCATTCAGCTTCTGACCTCGCTGGTGACTGCATTGCCGGAAATCATCACGGCTATCGTGGAAGCTATCCCGAAAATCATAGACGGCATTATTACCGCCGTACTTAACGCTATCCCTCAGATCATCCAAGCGGGCATCGACCTGCTGATTTCTCTCATTCAAGCCCTGCCGCAGATCATCACCACCATCGTGCAGGCGATTCCGCAAATCATCTCCGGCATTGTCAATGCTCTGGTCGGAAACATCGATAAAATCATCATGGCAGGTGTGCAGTTGTTCGTTGCGCTGATTGAAAACCTACCTACTATTATCGTGGAAATCGTCAAGGCCGTGCCGCAGATCATTGCGGGCATCGTGAAAGCCTTTGGCTCTCTGATGTATAAGATCGTAGAAATCGGCGGCAACATCGTCAAGGGACTGTGGAGCGGTATTACCCAGCTTGCCTCGTGGCTGTGGGACAAAGTGTCCGGGTGGATCTCCTCCATCTGGGACGGCATCTGCGATTTCTTCGGTATTCATTCGCCCTCGAAGGAGATGGCGTGGGTCGGTGAAATGCTGGTCAAGGGTCTTGCAGGCTCCATTGACGACAACGGCGATGAAGCGGTTAAAGCCGCAGAAGTAATGGCAGAGGACATCAACGGTGTCATGGACGACCTTGCCCACGATATGCAGACGGCTTTGCCAACCGACTTTGATGTGAACGGCTCGATTCGCTCTGCCGTGGACGGCGTGGTCGGCAAGGCGGCATCCGCTTTCACCATTGCCCTGAACATTACGAACTTCAACAATTACAGCAGTGAGGATATCCGTCAACTCACCAACGAAGTCATGGAAACGGCGAACCAGTTCGCCCAGCGGAAAGGAGTGGTATTCGCATGACCTATTTCACCTACAACGG